TTTCTTTAGTCATGGTGGCTCTGTACAAGGGATTATTAATATAAAGCCTACTGCGGATACTTCTGGTATTGGTAAATCAAGAAGGCAACTAGCAGACTTTAGAAGAAACTTTGAAAGCCGAGTAACGGGTGTGGCAAGTAGCTGGCAATACCCAGTAACTACTGCCGATGATGTTAAGTATGTTAACTTAACGCCAAATGCCCGGGATATGGAATTTGAAAAGTGGATTAACTTCCTAATTAATATTTGTTCTTCTGTATTTAATATTGACCCGTCAGAAATAGGATTCCCTAATAAAGGGGGTGCCACTGGTAGTAAGTCCAATAGTTTGAATGAAGGAAACTCTAAACAAAAGTTACAGGCTTCTATGAACAAAGGACTAGCTAGTCTTCTTAGATTTATTGAAAAGGTTATTAATAATGAAATAATTAAGCCCTATTTTGGTAATAATTATCTGTTCCAATTTGTTGGGGAAGATATCTCCGGGGAAACTGAAAGAGTACAGCTATTAGCAGAAGAAGTTAAAACATATAGAACTGTTAATGAAATTAGAGTAGAAAAGAATCTTGATCCTATTAAGGGTGGAGATGTCATTCTTAATCAATTTGCTATTCAAAGATTAGGACAGTTACAACAAGAAAAGCAAATAGAACATCAATGGCAACAAGAAAAATTAAGTATGCTTTCTTCTGGTCCACAACCAGATAGTGGATCAGGTATTTCCTTCCAAGATGTTCAATCCGGATTAGATGGTAGCTCAGATAAAGTAAATGGTAAAGATACTTTTAATGGAGTTAAGAATGGGCAAGTAGCTGATAGTACAAGAACCGATAAGATAAACTATGGTGGTAAACCTGACGAATAAATGAACTTACCTATATTATTATTAGATTAAAGAAAGTGAGGCAAGTAATATGCCTAAAATTAATGTTTTTAAGAAAAACGGTAGTTTACTTCAAACAGTAGACGTACCCGATGCTTCTAAGGGATTTGATATTACTGGATTAGGTTATAATACTGAGTATCAAGCTAACGATTTATTTTTACAATGGGTTAGTGATGATGGACGAACTTCTAATAAGATTCCATTACCCTCTGGATTCGTTACCGGGGATGAAGGAACTACAACGGTAGCACCAACCACTGTTACTCCTAAAACTACTTTAAATCCTAGTAAGTAAGGAGGCATAAAAATTGCAAGATTTAAAAGAAGAACAAAAGGTTGATATAGATTTATTTAAAGCTTATGTACCAATTAATAAAACAGCATCTTCTGATAGTGAATGGTATATATCAGGAGTTGCCTCTACTAATACTAAGGATTGGGATGGAGAAATAGTTGATCCAAGCACCTTAGATATTACTTATCTAATGAAGCAAGGAAAAATAAACTATGAGCATAATAATGAATTAGATCATATTATTGGGGAACCTACTGATAATACCTATATTGATAAGTCAGGGCTTCATCTAGAAGCTATGCTATATAAAAATATGCCTTTAGCTCAGGACGCTTGGAAGTTAGCTAACGCTATGGAAAAGTCTCATGCTAAGCGATCATTAGGATTCTCTATAGAAGGTATTGGCAAGCGATCAGCAGATCCTAATGTATTTTCAAAAGTAAAAGTAATGAATGTTGCTATTACCGCTAACCCAGCCAATCCAGATGCTTCTTGGAAAACCTTTAAGAAATCAGTTGATGTTAATAGTGAATTAGCAAAAGCTTACTCTGAAATGTCAGCAGAAAACCCAGCAGAAACTGGATCAGAAATAAATCCAAGTGATATGCAAGGAGTTTCTAGTTTTCGTAAGGAAGACTTACCGGGAGCACTTACAACATTAACATATGCAATGAAAAGCGAGAATTGTTCGGAACTGCTAAATTATGCTCAGAAGGCCCTAGAAGATAGTGGAAATATTACTAAAGATGTTAAGCAATTAATTCTGCAAGTTGGCCGAGGAGTATCAAAAGAAACAGCTAAAAATTTTCTAGATGAATAAGAAAGGTGACTACCACAATGGCAAAGTCTGTACTATCAGAATTTGATGAAGAATTAAATAAGAGTGAAGAAACTGTTGACAAAAACAAGGCAGGTAATGCAAAAGAAACTGCTGAAGAGGAAAAGGATAATAAGAAGGAGGTTTCTGGTAAAGAATTGGAAGACAAGACAAATAAGAAAGATGCTAAAGAATCCGGCGATAGTGCATCTGTAAATAAGAGTAAAGTCGCTTTATCCGCAGAAAATGTAAAAGAAATTATTAAGTCAGTTGTTACAGAAACTCTCGCAGAACAAAATGAAGAATTAGCGAAAAGTGTAAAGGGATTGGCAACGTCTGAACAATTAGATAAGACTATTGGCGTTTTTGCTAAAGCATATAGTGCTATGAAAGAACTTAATGAAAATATTGAAAAGAATGTTAACAAGTCTCTTGAAGATAACGTTAATAAGTCAATTAAGGATTCCCTAGCAGATATTTCAGAAAAGCTAGAAAAGTCTGCTGGAGACGCTACCTTGCTTACTCCTGAGGGCAAGTTAGCTAAATCTACGGACGTATCAGATGATGATAAGGCTGTAGACTATGTTGCTAAGAGTGCCTCTGAAACTCCTAATGATGATGTTGAAGCACCTAAAGATACGCCGGATGATAAAGAAGAAGTAGAAAAGAGTACGGTTAACCGGTTAGACTTGCTGGAAAGATATAATTCTCGAATGAAGAATGATATTTCTAAGGGGGTTTACGCCGCTTCTCCTGATAAGATGCAAGTAATCAAGAGTATTGGATCTTCACTGGCATTTAACCGATTAGGTAGCGAAGATGAACTTGAATTTGCTAAGAATTATGCTGATGGTGGAAATGTTACTTTAGAGTAATTCGTATATGAATTAGTAATACTATATTAATTATAGAACATTAAAAAAGGATAATAGGTGATAAATTAATGAGTGATGCAATTTTTAAGAGTAAATATACTCCTACAAAAACACAATTAGACCATTTGCAAGGAATGGCAGGCCCTAATGAAGATGTTACTAAGTCATTTGAAACAGGAACTGAAATTAATCCTGCAAACATGACCCAAGCGGCGGCTCTTCGTACCGAATTCTTGGCACCACGTTTAAGTCAATTGTCTTTTGGGTCAGAACAAATGGTATTCTTTAATATGATTCCTAAGATGCCAGCAAGTTCTACTGTAGCCCAATATATCACATTTGACCAACATGGGGAGACTGGGCATACTGCATGGGATACTGAAGCTGGTATCTCTGATGTTAAGGACCCAGATATCTCACGTAAGAGTGTTGTTATGAAGTTTGCTTCTCATACTCGTCAAGTATCGTTGGTCGCTGAAGAAGTTAACAACGTTGAATCTCCTATCGATGTGCTTACCGATGATGCTATTGTATCTATGGCTCGTACAATTGAACAAGGTAGTTTATACGGTGACTCTAGCTTGTCTGCTGTCGGTGAAAAAGATGGCCTAGAACCAGATGGCTTGGTTAAGTGGATTCCAGATGAAAACGTTATTGATTTACATGGAGCTACTATTGACATTGATAGCTTTAACGATGCGGCTATTCGTATCTTGAAGTCTTATGGTAACCCTACTGCCGCATTTATGCCAAATGGTGTTCTTGCTTACTTTAACAACAACAACAAGAATATCCAACGTCAATTCGTTAATACTGTAACGGGTGAAAACCAAATTAGCCTTGGTGTTAACATCAAGTCTGTTACTACCGTTGGTGGTGACATTCGGTTAGTTGGGTCAAACGTTATGGAAAATGACAACTTCCTGAACACTCGTAACTTAGGTAAGGGTGGCGCTCCTATGGCTCCTACTGTTACCGCAGAAAAGGTTGCCGGTGATGCTAAGGTATTTGGCCAATTTACAGACGGCGATGTTGCTACCGGTGCAACCTATAAGGTAGTTACGTATGCTGATAAGTCCGGTTCTCGTCCATCGGCTCCAGCAGTTGTTCCTTTGACTGACAAGACTGATACGGTTAAGTTGACTATCAACGTTCCTGATACGTATAATGATAAGCCACAATATGTAGCTATTTACCGTACGGACGCTAAGACAGGTCAGGATTACCTAATCAAGAAGATTGGTCTTTATCAAGCGGTAGAAGCTGATGATGGTCAAAGCCAAGTTATTACCTTTACTGATACTAACGCGGTAATGCCTGGAACTACAGATGTCTTTGTTGGAGATATGTCTCCACAAGTAATTCGTTTGTATGAATTCTTACCAATGTTCCGTCTCCCATTGCCTTCCATGAACAAGCTTATTCAATGGTCTGTTGTATGGTCTGGTGGTTTAGCTGTTCTTGCACCTAACCGTTGGGTTCGGATTACTAACGTTGGCTACAACGCCGTAACTCCTGTTCATATGTAATATTATACAATAAAGGGCTAGTGTTTACTAGCTCTTTTTTATTGCACTAAATTATATCTAGCAAGAAAAACGAAAGGATGCTAATTAAAATGATTATTAATAAATTCAATCCAAATGTTGATATATTTACAGAGGAAGGGGTCTTACATCTGGATAAAGAAGGTAAGGGTAAGGGAACCGCTAAAGTAGAAAATATTGTATCAAAATTATCTGGATATACCTTAGTAAAAGAAAATAAGCCTACGGTAAAAGAAAATAAGACTGCTGTAAAAGAAGAAAATAAAACAACAAAACGGGCAACTACTACTAAGAAAAGGGCCACCTCATCTAAAAAGGAGGAATAACTATGCCAGCAACAGATCCAACAAATATAAATGTTTCGCCATATGGGCCAAATAATCCAAAGAGAATTGATGTTGACCAAATAGAAAAGCTAGTATTATCGGATTATGGTCTAACTCCTTCTGCTATAAAAGCATACATGTTTGGTATTAGGGTAATAGATGAAAATACTGGTGAAGAAATGCCAGATGACTTTTACTGGCAAATATTAAGTACGCAAGTATCAGAAGTTCAACATATGCTAGATATTCAAATATTACCAATGTCTGTTCAAAATGAATTACATGACTACTATGAAAATGACGCGAATGCTTATAATAGAGTAGATACCTTTAAACGTCCTATTCTTCAACTAGATAGCTTTAAATTAAAATTTGGTAATCAGCCTCTAATTGATTTTGATCCTCAATGGTGGAAAATATATAACATAGAGGGAGAAATAGAAGTTTATCCTCTTAATTATGCCAGTATTGGTTCTGGACCAATGGGTGGAGGAAATCCTTCTATTTCTGGATTGACACAATTATATATGTCTAATTATGTTAGTTATCCTATGTATAGAAATCAGACATCTGCTCCCCAAGCATATAGTATTGATTACGTTGCAGGAATGCTTCCACCTAAAAGAGTAGGAGTAACGCAAGATTGGGAAATGCCAGCAGATTTACAACAGCTAATCCTATATAAATGTCTCAACCAAGTATTTATGCAATGGGGCCGATTATTGGGTGTTGGTGCTGGTATTGCAAGTAAAGAGTTATCTATAGATGGAATTAGGCAAAACATTGTAACCACACAATCTGCAATGTATACCGGATCTCGTGCTGATATTGATGTTATCAATGATGAGATAAAAGGCTTAACTGCAAGTTTGAAATCCTTCTATGGAAATTCCTATACGTCTGTTTAGGGCGTAAAGTATGAAATATGATGAAAGTCAACCAGTAAACTTTGGTAATTCATCTTCCGATAATATACAAGGTGAACCCGTTAAGTTTAATGATTTAGGAATATCTAGTAATTCAACAAATGCTATTAAAAATGTTATTCATTCTAAGAATGAAAATTCCCAAACAGGGGGTACGGATAGCCCTCATAATTTAGGTAATAATACAAATGTTGAATTTGATATATCACAGATATTCGATCTTATTAATAAAACTGGATATCATGCAAAGTGGGAAAGATGCTTCTTATGTACTTGTGTAAAC